GGAACAATAAGTGCTGGCACTCCCTATATTCAAATTATTCCTTTTAAAAGAGAGTCTTGGGAAATGGAAAAAGAATTTCACTCATCTTCTGATATTTTAAATAGAAGAAACGAATCAGCAAGGAAGCATAGGATAAAAGGCGGCGGAGGGTACAAGAAAGTAGATTGGACCAGAAAGAGTTTTACTTAAAACTAAGGTATAATATAAAGATGAAGCATAATACGAGTCAAAACATGGCAACATTTAGTCCAAGGTCAATTACACCATCTGGACACTTTGGAAACTCAAAAGATAATATTGTTGAAATTTTAGATGCAATTACTGAAGAGGAAAAAGACATACTGTTGAATTGGGCCAGAAGCAACACACGCTTTGATGAAACAAATGATGAGTTCAACGAAAATGGAAATTTAATATACCAGGCAAACATTTGGAAAGATAGAGTTGTTACTCTTGAGACTTTTGAAAAATATAGTCCAGAAATGATACCTATTTTAGATAACATCATTAACAGATTAAATAAAACAATTGATAGTTTCTTTAAAGTAAAATCTAGACCAACAGGGCCATGTATTGTTAGATGGCCAGTAGGATCCAGGCAAGAGCCTCATGCAGATAAGGAAATGCATGAAGGTCCAGATGCTGGAAGCCCAAATTCATTTCCTTGGTACGACCTAGGCACAGTCTTTTACTTAAACGATGACTATGAAGGTGGAGAGTTATATTTTCCTCTACAAGGAGTTGAGTTTAAGCCAAAGGCTAAAGCAGCATATTTTTTCCCAGGAGATAAAAATTACATTCATGGCGTAAGACCAGTAACTGATGGAGTTAGATACACCGCACCGTTCTTTTGGACTATAGAAAGGCACATTGATAATGGAAATTAAACAGCATGGACCAGAATGTTTTTCTGTAGAGTCTTTTTTAACAGAGCAGGAATCTAATTCTATAATATCCTACCTTGATTGGGTTTCTTCAAATAATATTCTTGATTGGAATCAAATTTCTTTTTATGGTTCACTTGCTATGGGATTTTGGGATGAAGACCCTACAGGCGGGTGTGAGATGTTTGGTCTTCCAAAAAACTATTTTCATGGAATACTAAAACCAAGGATAAAGCAAATGGGAGAGTCTTTAATTCAAAAAGGTTTAGATGAAGTTAGTTACCACGCACAAAAATGGGTTCCAGGGGCTTTTGCTGCTTTTCATTCAGACAATTCAAATGAAGACGGATCTCCTTCAGAATTTGAAAGAAGCAAGTACGCATCTTTTATATATTTAAATAATGATTTTAAAGGAGGATATTTAAATTTTAAAAATGATGATATTCAAATTCATCCTAAAAAAGGAATGTTGGTATTCTTTGCTGGCGGGCATAACAATGAGCACGAAGTTACCAAAGTTCATGATGGTACAAGATACACAGTGGGATCTTTTTGGGATTTAGATGGTTTAACTTACACAGAAGAGCAAGTTCTTGAAAGAGAAGAAAAGCTAAAGGTAACTAGATCTAAGCAAGAGGAAGTATATAAGAATTGGGAAGATATGGCTAGCATGGGTATAATACCAGACTATGTCGGAAAAAATGGTGAAGCATGACAGTTATTGTAACTGGAGCCAGTAGAGGTATTGGCAGAGTTGTAGCAGAAAGACTTCATTCGCTTGGATATGAAATATTAGGTATTTCAACAAAAAGCATAAGGGATAAAGATTACGAGCCAGCACTTTATGATATTGAAGAGTGTGATGTATCTGACATTGAAAGTATTAGATCTGTTTACGAAAAAATAAAACATAAAAAGATTGTTGGTTTAGTTAATTGTGCTGGTGTATTTGAAGCAGCACCATTTGAGTTACAGCCTTATGAAAGATATAAAGAGGTAATATCAGTAAATTTACTAGGCACCATGAACATGTGTTCTGTTTTTTTAAAGCTTATGGATACAGAGGTGCACACTCCAATAATTAATATGAGTAGCATTGCAGCACACATTCCAAATTCAAATACAGCTTACACAGCAAGCAAAAACGGTGTTGAAGGATTCACCGCATCACTTGCTAAAGATTTACGTAAAACAAAAATTAGGCCAAACGCTATATGTCCTGGTGTAATAAAAACAGATATGGCAAAAGGAGTTTTTGAAAATAATCCTGATTTAAGACATTATATTGCATCACAACCAATAGGCATACAGGTAACTACCTCAGATATAGCAGATATTGTTGAGCTACTGTTTGACCCAAGGTCTAATTGTATAGGTGGACAAGCTATCCAAATCGGATAGGTTAAAGAATGGAGATCTCAAAATGATTAAAAAAGTTGTTATATATCCAAGAGTAATTGTGTATCAAAATGCAATTCCAAACCATAAAGACTACATTGATCTATTAGAGTTGTCTCAAAAGAGCGACCCAAAGTTTTTATTTAAACAGTGGGACGACTGGTATGGGTTTGGATTAATGATGAATCTTGGAATGACAAGAGATCAGAAATACGAAGCAGACTGGGATGGAAACCCAATTGACCTTTCAGATAGTTATGCCAAGCGCCAATCAGATTTTCTTCAAGCGCTAGACAAAGTTTTTAATTCTGTCACAAAAGATTATATAGATGAGTATAATATTGAGCTTCCAAACTGGCACCCTTCTGGATTTTCTATATGTAAATATAAGGAAACAGCAAAGGAAAATAACCTTGCTATGCATTACCATACTGATTATGTTGGAGCTACAGCAGATGATCCAGGACTAAAGTTTGCTATTACGTGCACAATGTATCTTAATGACGACTATGAAGGAGGAGGCTTATCTTTCTTAGAAGAAGAATCTGGAGAGGTTATTCATTATAAACCAAAAGCTGGGGATGTTGTTGTTTTTCCATCTGGGGATCCAATAACAGGAGCTTCTCGGTATTTTCATGGAGTAGATAAAATATCTTCTGGAGACAAGTATTTAGTAAGAACATTTTGGCAGTACCAGTATGACGGATCAGAGTATTGGCATGAAGGTTTTAAAAAGCACGGAAAAGAAGAATGGCAAGCTATAAGAAAAGCTGAAATTAGAAAATCATTAGATAGTGGAAAATGGCATAGGTATGTAATAGGAGAAGGAGAATCTCCAGATTACTCTATAACAAAATCCAAGCCATCTATTGGTAAAGTAAAGGAAACTAATCAAAAGGAAACTTTTTTTAAGACAAGCATTAAGGAAGAATCCTAAATGATTATAAAAAAACTATACGATAAAATATTTTATTATGAAGACATTCTAGACAGCCCAGAAGAATTTGTTATTAGTATAGAAAATTCAGAAAATTTATTAAGGCCAGATAGCACTATATCAAGATGGGGGGAGTGGAACGCAAGCACTGACTCCATGACAACATACGGGATTGGAAAATCTGGAGTGTTTGAATCAAGGCGAATGGTAGATGAAAATGATTTTGAAGCTTATAAGATATCCAGCAAAATATATTCTTTGTCTGAATTTGCAATATCAAGCTACTGTAATATTAATATGATTGCTAAACCATGGCTTCCTAATTTTTTTAATATAAAGAAGTACAGCCCAGGCGCAGATATGGGGCCACATATTGACTCTAATGATCCTACAAATATAAAGCACCCAGTGATATCAGGAGTTATGTATTTAAACGATAATTATGACGGTGGAGAAATTGATTTTCCAAATCAAAAATTAAGCATAAAGCCAAAAGCTGGCAGCATAATAATATTCCCATCTACAGATCCATACGTACATCATCCAAAAAAAATAAACAGCGGAAACAAATATATGGTTCCTCTATTTTGGTATAAGGAGCCATTTTAATGACATCAAGCATTCCAATGTTTCAAGTATCACAAATTGGACCAAACTCATATATTTTTTATAATTCGTTAACTGACCCAGATGGACTAATTGAAAAGGTTAATGACTCTTCAGGAAAATCTTTCTGGCTAAATGTTGGTGTTCCAGAAGATCAATGCTTAGATGTTAAACTGAATCATGAAAAAAGTAATCTGTATATTAAAGATTTAATGTTTAGCGGTCAACAAAATGAAATGTCTTTGTATATATTAAATAGTATAAAGATGGCTTTTTGGAGCACTTCAGACTTATATTGCAAGGCTTACTCTGTAGGCAACAATAAGTCTAAGTCTGCAACAATCTGCAAGCAAGGTGTTTCATCAATATTTGATGACGAGCTTGTAAGGTCTGATAAGTTTACAGCCATTTTATTTTTAAATAATTCAGAAGACTGCTCAGAGACAGTTCTTGTTGATGGAGATCATACTAGCCAGTTTGCCACACAAAAAGGTTCTGTGCTCATTATCCCACCAGGGGCGGGGTACAAGATTGGTCACTTTAATGACAAGGATAGGTACTACTGTATATATAGCTTTAGTGCTGATATAATATAAAAATGTCCTACTACTTATCAGCAATTAAAGACTCTCCTATAGGCTTATGGAAATTAGATGAGTCATCTGGCTCTATAGCTTATGACGCATCTGGATGCGGAAATAACGCTTCATATGTTGGTCAAATAGTTAAGTCTGGAATGCCAATTGTTTCTGGTGGAGCGCATACAAACAAAATTGATAGCTCTAATTATATTCAGTTTACAATGTCAAAGGATTTTTCTGGAACAACTGGTACTGGTGGATTTGCAACATTAGATACATCTGATAACGACTTCACAATTGAAGCTTGGTTTCATCCAAAAACATTAACATCTCTTACACCAATACTGGCTGATTCTAGCGGAATTGGTTTGTATTGGGACAATGGAAATATTGTTTTTAAATTAGAGTCTAAAAGAGTTGACTATTCAGTTCCAAATTCAAGCAGAGTAATGCATGTTGTTGGTGTTTATTCAGTAAGCTCAATGAGTCTTTATGTTGATGGAGTTTTAGTAGCAACACAATCTATTGATATGAAGTTTACAAACACCTCAGTCACATTGTCTTGCGGACCCGCTAGCGCAGGGCAACATTTTTTAATAGATAGCCCAGCAGTGTATAGGTATGCACTTTCTCAACAATCAATATTATCACACTACAACAATTTATTTTTAAATACAGATGATCAAATTTCAACACCAGATCTTGGAAATTTATTTAAAGCATCTGATAGGCATCAAAAAGTGGAGGCGGAATACTCTTATCCAGAAGAAGAAAGATGGCAGTCTTTAATATATGATAATAGCAATCTTTCTTATAATGAAATTAATAATAGCGTTTATTTGAATCCAGGAGTTAATTCAGGAGAGTTTATAGAGGACATTGTTTTAAGTGTTGCAAAAACATATGTTTCTTCAAGAATTGATTGGGTTGCTTCAAGCGGAGTATCTGTATATGTATCAGAAGGATCATCTTCTGGTCCATGGTCCCCTTGCACAAACGGATCTTCTATTCCAGGATTTGTTCAAGGTTCTAGCTTTTCTTCAAGTAAATCTCTGTATTTCAAAATAGTTTTTGCATCATCAAATTCTGAAATATACAAGCCAGAATTATATTCCTTAAAGTTTTATTTCTTTTCAGAAAAAAAGTTGTATGCAAACAGCGGTGGTAATACAATTTCAATATCACAGCCTACATCTGGATCTGTATGGGACATTGATATATCAAAAAACAATTATCCAGTCAGAACTAGAGTATATAACAATGGAATAAGGCCCAAGTCTTCAGCATTCTTTGTAGACTTAGTGGGTGAGTGCAGAAACATAGAGATGATTTTTACTCCAAAATCTTTATCTGCTGGGTACCTATTATTTAATAAAACTGGAGTAACGGAAACGTATTTTTCTTGGGCAAGCGGCGGCGCTATATCAAAATCAAATGTTAGTAATATATACATAAATGGTCAGGATGTATCATCTGCAACAAATATATCTTCCTACCTATATATTGACGAGCCTAATTATATATTAATAAAGCCAGCATCTGCAATATCTGGACAAATATGGCTTAACGGCAAGCAGCTCCTGGGGGTAAGATCTGGGGTGCTGGACGATAATTTATATCAAAATATTACAACATATTCAGTTGCTGGGATAAGCCATCAAGAGCACTACGACCTATATGTCGGGAGTCCTGCATCGGTAGCCGATGGATCGTCATTGTTGATGACAGAAGAAGCTGTATCCACACACTCTAGAGACAGGGTAGTGTTTCAAATAATATAATTTTGTCAGTATCTGTGACAAAAAGCTGGACTTATGTCTCTACAGGTGGTAAAATAATTAACTATGGACATTAAAAGAATTAACGCTCAAATGAAATCTGGTGAGACTAGATTAGGAGTCTATGTCTGGGAAATGCCTGACGGAAGATGGGTCGGAGATGAAGATAATAACTTTTTATCTATATCGTCTATGATTGGAAATAAGGAAAGAATTGCTTTGCTTGCATCAGCCGTAGCACACTATGGAATAGATGTTGGTCAGCCTAAGTTTATTGAAGGAAGTCGACAAATTGATGAAGAAGAGTTTGAGTATCAAAAGCAAAGATTAAGATGGGGCCTAACTCCAGATCCACTGGACATTGGTGTTCACAAAGAAGAAATGGCTAGATTAAATGGTGGTAAAAAATGATTGAATCTAAAGACGACATCCTTATTAATAACATAGAGGTTTCTAATGTAGCGGACTGGATGAGATTTAATAATCCAACCACTCAAAAATCAGACGACCTATTTGATATAGAAGGCGAAGATATTTTAAAGCTTTCAGGCCTAGGAGCTTCATTTAGAAGAAAAGTTTCTAGAGATTTGCAAAAATCTTTTGTTGGCAAAGACGGCGCAGTAAGCCAGCAGCTTCAGCATCAACAAGCAGTTAGCGGCTACGCTACCTTTGATCTAATTCAGCCAGAATACAACTTAGACTATCTATCAACAATTTACGAAATTTCTCCATACAACTATGCTGCTATAAATGCAAAGGTGGCAAACATTGTTGGTCTTGGATTTGATTTTATTGAATCAAAAAAGACAACAGATGCCCTAGATGAAATTAATGATGAAAAGCAGTTAGAAAGAGCACGTAAGAAGCTAAATAGAATTAAGCAAGACTTACACAAATGGCTTGAAGATTGTAATGAAGATGAAACTTTTAAAGAAACACTTATTAAGTTCTATACTGACGTGGAGGCTACTGGTAATGGCTATCTGGAGGTCGGTAGAACGACGACTGGAAAGATTGGGTACATCGGTCATATACCTTCAAAGACAATGCGTGTGAGACGCCTCAGAGACGGTTTTATACAGCTCCTTTACGGCAAGGCTGTATTCTTTAGAAACTTCGGGGACACAGAAACAATAAACCCTATAGCAGGACAAGAGGATAGACCTAACGAAATTATTCATTTAAAAAAGTACACCCCAAAGAATAACTATTATGGAATCCCAGATATAATTGCTGCACAAAATGCAATGGCTGGCAACGAATTTGCTGGTAAATATAACCTAGATTACTTTGAAAATAAAGCGGTCCCTAGATATATTATTACAGTAAAGGGAGCAAAGCTTTCTCCAGAATCTGAAAGAAAATTGCTTGAGTTTTTCCAGGTAGGATTAAAGGGAAAGAACCATAGATCTTTATATATACCGCTTCCACCAGATTCCCCAGACTCAAAAACTGAATTTAAAATGGAGCCAATTGAAGCAGGAGCGCAAGAAGGATCATTTGAAAAATATAGAAATTCGAATAGAGATGAAATATTAATGGCTCATAGAGTACCGATTAATAAAATTGGCACTCCAGCAGGAATTAACTTGGCTGCAGCAAGAGATGCAGATAAGACATTTAAAGAGCAGGTTTGTCTTCCAGCACAGCAAAATCTAGAAAAAAAGCTAAGTAAAATAATTCAAGAAATGACTGATGCAATGGATCTAAAGTTTAATGAACTGTCTCTAACAGATGCAGATACTCAGTCTAAAATAGATGAAAGATATCTTAGATTCCAGGTAATAACTCCAAATGAAATTAGAGTTAGAATGGGTATGGTTCCAAGAGATGGCGGTGACGTCCAAGTAGACCTTGCAGCCCAAGCAGCCGAAATTAAGGCTCAGGCTACTCAAAGCAGAACTCGTGACCAAGAAAGATCAGCAAATTCTCCAGATAAATCTGGGGAGGGCAGAAATGCAAAGGGAGATGGAAGACAAGTCAACTAGTCCTGATCAACTAGTTATTTGCCTTTTTATACAACAATCTCTATAATATATAACATATGATTATAGAAAAGTCACATTGGTCTTCTAATGGAAATGCTATCAATTTAGCTGTTCCGTTTACAAAGGTCAATAGAGAAAAAAGAACAGTCTCAGGGTTTGCAACATTA